AACTAAAACGGAAATGGAACGTCTTTTGAAAGACGCTCAGAAGATTTCCGGAGTGAAATACGACATATCAAATCTCGGAGATGTATATGATGCGATCCATGTCATTCAGGGAGAACTCGGACTGACAGGAGTCGCAGCAGACGAAGCGTCTTCGACTTTCACAGGCTCACTCGGAGCAATGAAAGCATCGCTTCAGAATTTCCTTGCATCGTTATCGACTGGAATGGATATTACTGCTCCTTTGAATGACTTGATTCAAAGCGCAGTTACTTTTGTCTTCAAGAATCTGCTCCCGATGGTAACGAATATTATCATGGCGATTCCGTCTGTCGCTCAGACGGCATTTCAAGCAATCGTCCCGCAGCTTGGACAGGCATGGTCTTTGCTGATAGCAAAAACTCCGCAGTTTATCGAATCAGGAAAGAAAATAATACTTAGCTTGATAAACGGAATTATTACAAATCTTCCTCAGATGATTTCGACTGCTGGGAGACTTATCACACAGTTTGTTCAGTACGTCCTGACGAATCTTCCTCAGATTATTCAAGCGGGCGCGAATATCATCATGGCGATTGTGTCCGGTATAGCGAACAATCTTCCGCAGATTATCTCATCCGCTCGGATAGTACTTTCGAATTTTCTGAGCATGCTTGCGAGGAATCTTCCGACTGTGCTTCAGACAGGTGTTCAGGTGCTTCTAAGTCTTGTCACAGGTATTCTGAATACTCTCCCGAGAATAATTACAGTCGCAGGACAGGCAATGAGACAGTTTGTGTCAGGAATCATCAATAATCTCCCTCAGATTATTTCTCAGGGTATGCAGATTATCGCGAATCTTGTCAGCGGTATTATTCGAGCAATTCCTCAAATCAGATCAGGAGTCTCGAACTGCGTGAGTGCAATCAGAGAACAGTTTTCTAACATAGATTGGTGGGGAATTGGATCGAACATTATCAGCGGAATCGCACGAGGAATCTCGAATGGAGTCGGCTCAATCATCTCAGCAGCTCGAAGCGCAGCGCAGTCAGCGTTTAATGCAGCTAAGAGCAAACTCGAGATCGGCTCTCCTTCGAAATTGTTTGCGCGTGGAATTGGACGATGGATTCCTGAAGGAATCGCTGTTGGTATTGAAAAGAACATTGGTGTGATTGAGGACGCGATGAATAATCTAAGCGGAGCTACAGTCTCAACCTATGTGAACGATCTTGGAAGTGATAGATATTCTCTCGCATCAGGATCAGCAGACATGAGCGGTGTCGTATTTAATCAGACAGTCATCAACAATTCTCCTCAGGCTCTGAATCCTTCAGAGATTGCGAGAATGACAAGGAATTCGACTCAGCAGATGATTCTGTCAATGAACGGGGTATAAGCTATGGCGAGAGTTAATAGAAGCATTACATGCTCGAATACTGATGGTGTATCGATGACATTTGGGGAGACAAGTTTGTCTCCCTTTCTTCTCGTCTCTGCTGAAGGATGCTATTCTGCTGAGAATAACGTCACGATATCCGAAAACACGATGACAGACGGAGGAGCATATCAGGGATCAGTCGCAAAGATTCGAAACATTGTGCTGACACTGAAAGACAATGCAAATCATGTCTATAACAGAAATCTTCTCGATGCTCTGTTCAAATCAGGACAGGAGGGAAGGCTTGTCTTCAAAGAGGAGACGAACGAAAGACAGATCAAATACTATGTGGAATCCGTCAACTCGACTGGAGAATACGGAGCGAGAACATACACTGTCTCTCTCCTGTGTCCCGACCCATTCTTCTATGCAATGTCCGACGTGACAGTCATGCTTGCTGAGTGGGTTGGAAATTTTGAATTCCAGCATCAATTCCAGGTCGGAGGAGAAGAGTTTGGATATCGTTCACTTCAGCGGATTCAGAACATCATCAATGAGCAAGCAGAGGACGGAGTCGGAATGGACATCGTCATCTTTGCATCAGGCAATGTCACGAATCCGAGTGTGATAAGAGTCGAGTCAAATGAAGCAATGACTCTTGGATCGGATGCGATTCCTTTTCACATGGTCGCTGGTGATCAGGTCAGGATCACTACATCCGACAATGACAAGCATGTCTATCTGACGCACGAAGGAGTCACGACCGAAGTCAATCAATACATCACAGAAGACTCTGTCTTCATTCAGCTCATGAGAGGCTCGAACAACATCGGATATCTTGCGGAAGTGGGCGAAGATGCAATGTCTGTCAGAATCTCATACAGACTCAAATTCGCTGGAGCGTGATGTATGGAACTCAGAATCTATAATCCGAGAATGGAATTCCAAGGACTCATCGAAAATCAGACGAGCGTCCTCTGGAATCGAAAGTATTTCGAAGCGGGTAACTTTGAATTGTATTGCCCAGTCACGCAAAACAATCAGGGTTTGCTTCAGCGAGGGAATCTTGTATGGATCAAGGGAGCTGCCGAAGCTGGTGTGATTGAATCTCTCGTCATCCAGCAGAACGATCTGAAGAATGAGATCACAGCGAAAGGACGATTTCTTGAGTCGTATATGTCGAGGCGACTGATTCGCCCGACGTATAACATCCAAAATGGACTCGTCGAGACAGCGATGCGAGAAATTCTCTCAAACGCTGTCCCGATCCCGCTTGTCCAGCTAGGCGAACTCAAAGGATTCACAGAGAGAGTCTCCTTTCAGGCGACCTATAAGAATCTTCTCGATTATGAGACGAAGCTCGCGCGATATGCGAATATCGGCTTCCGCTTCCGACCGAATTTCAACAATCGGACGATCACATTCGAACTGTACAAAGGACTCGACAGGACATTCAATCAGATTGATCGAAATCGTGTTGTCTTCAGTGAGGGATATAACAACATCCAACAAGCGAAGTACACACTTAATGATCAGCTACTAAAGAACGTCTGTTACGTCGGAGGACAGGGAGAAGGAAGCGAAAGAACAGTCGTCATCGCTGGCGACAATACTCTCACAGGACTCGAGCGACGCGAAGTCTTTCTCAGCGCGACTGATGTCACGAAAGAGAATCTGACAGATGCACAGTACAGAGCAGCACTCATTCAGAGAGGAAACAATGAACTCGAAAAAGACGCTCTCACAGCGTCTGTCGAATGCGTTACAGATGCAAATTCGAATTTCAAATATAAGACAAATTATGATCTCGGCGACATTGTAGTCATCCGCAAAGAGAATTGGGATTTGTCGATCGATTTACGAATGACCGAAATTACGGAGATTTACGAATATGGAGCGATGAAAGTCTCTCCGATCTTCGGAAATCCGTTACCTAGCACTATAGATTGGAGTGAGACAAATGGCTGATCAATATGGACTTTTCTTCAACAGCATCAATGGAGACAGAATCTACGACGCAGACTCTTTCTCGGAATGGCTGAATAAATTCTTCACGACAGGTGTATTCAATGGCGAATTACAAGTCACAGCAGATTCAGGAATGGCTGTCAATGTCGCATCAGGATATGCGAACATCAATGGCAAAGTGAGATTCTTTGAGCAGTCTCAGACTTTCACTCTCGATCCAGCATCGGGAGTCTATCCGAGAATCGATACGATCGTCGTGAGACTTGATACCACTAATAGAATGATTACGACGAACTATGTCAAAGGAGACTACTCAGGAAACAATCCGCAGCCGACCGCTCCGACGCGGACGGGAGGACTGTATGAGATTGTTTTAGCCCAGGTATACATCAGTGCTGGAGCGACTCAGATTCTCGCGAATGATATCACCGACACTCGCGCAGACGATTCTGTCTGTGGCTGGGTGACATCGACAGTCGAAGGAGTCCCGATGGATCAGATCGTCTCGCAGATGACGGCGGACTTCATGACATGGTTCGACCACATGAAAGGACAGCTTTCTGAGGATGCCGCAGGAAATCTTCAACTTCAGATTGATGAAACAAATACTCGCATCGATGGTGTTGATACAGAGATTGGCGATACAGATATTTCGTCATTAGGCGATGGCACAATTACGGGTGCTGTAAGCGCATTAAATAATGGTTTAACGAACTTAATCAAATACAAGACAATCAATCCAACCGTAACAGTTTCGGCAGGTGGTTATCAGTTAATCGCTACATGGTCAACACTTGGAATTACACAAGGACAGGTTATCGGCTACGTAAATACAAGCGGTAGTGCGCTTGTTACATTACAGTTTGCGTCCGAAGGTATTTACGTATTCAGTGACCGTGTGCTGTCGAATAACAGAGGCCTTACGTTTAAGGTTTACTATATTTAATCAGCATTTAATTCATCAGCATCACAGGCACTGAAAAGTGCCTTTTTCAATTTAGAAAGAGAGGAAGAAGACTTATGGCATCATTCAAGATTTCGGAAGTTTATCCCGACTATGTATTCCAGAGAATCGGAGCTGGAAAGGATGTCGATGCAGTGGACTTCAAGAGAAAGACATACGTCGATCTCGATGGACTGACAGTCGGTGCGCTTCAGCAGCTGGTCGTCAGAGCGAAGAACACAGGTGAAGTCAAATTCTATCAGTTTGACGAAGCGGAAGAATCAAAAGAAGGGAACGGATAATCCGTTCTCTTTTTTCGATGAGGGATAGAATATGACTCCGCAAGCATGGAGAAATCAAACGATCGGGAAGAGTTTCGACTCTGACAATTATCCGAAACAGAATCCGTATCAATGCTGGGACTACTTCGATGCTTTCGTGAAATACTTCAAGCTAGATGTCTCGACATATTGCTCTCTGACTGGGTACGTCTGCGATCTTTGGAGATTGAGAGAGAAGTACGGATACAGTAAGTACTTCGACTTCATCACGAACGCAGCTGATCTGAGAGTGGGAGACTGGGCGATATTTGACAGAGGATCGTCCCATCCTTATTCGCATATTTGTATGGTCTACATCGACAGGAACGGAAATCCTGTCGAGCTGGGACAGAATCAGGGAAGTCCATCTGTCACTGAGAAAGTGACTTCGTGGGACATTCTCGGAGCATTCAGATTCAAGGGATGGAGCAGACTCACAGAAGGAGCGTCTGATCTGACTCTGAATGGGCATCAGTATTCGATTTACAGACAGAGAGCGAATCAGAAGCCGATCGTCATCTCTGCTGGGCTGAACAAGCTCGAATCGATTCAGAGTCTCGATGTGAATGCTCCTGTGGTCTGTAAAATAACTGGAGCGCATTTCTTCCAAAACGATCCGAATAATCCAGCAGGACAGCCATTCGGGATGACATTCGGAGATATCTCTTCGCCGATGTCGGATGTATGGCGACAGCTCCCGAATCAGGACACGACTCTCTATTATGATCTCGAGACAGGAATGTATGGCGACTGTACCGGGATCAAGATAGACAAGACTCACAACGTATATTCTCCTGCTGTGGTCTTCCCAGCAATGGGAAATTATCAATATGCGCGCATGGTTGGAATCGGTCATGTCAATGTGAAGAGCCGATACACATTCTCGATCAGACTCTCAGATGGGACATATGCTCTCGGACTGGCAATGCAGGAAATGACTCCAAA